TTTAACTGGCTGGTTGCCATCACGTTTCTTAACAGTGCTAAATGCACCACCATTTTTCATCTTTTTAGGTCTTCCAGCAGTAGACAAGGAAATCGCAACCGCTTGCTTCACAGCCTTGCCTTTGCTCTTTGGTTTGCTGGCGCCTATTGAACCTGATTTCTCATAGTCTCTTACTAATTCCGATATATTACCACTAACAACCTTGTTGCTCGTACCTTTTTTAATTGGCATTTCGTCTCTCCATACCTTGTTGTAGGATTTGGGCACGTTCACGACCAACTTGGGCACGCTGATCAGCAATGTTTTGTTGCGTTTGAAGGCGCATCTGTGTCGCTTGCTGTGACTGGGCTAACTTCTCACGGTCCACGGCAATTTGTTCTTTGTCAATCTCCAAGTCCGCTTGGTCTTTAGCTGCATTTTGCTGAAGTTCTTGCTCTTTTAACTGTACAACTGGGTCAGGCTGACCACCGCCACTACCCGATAACTGATTCTGTAAGTCACGAACCTGTTGCATACCCTGGGCACACTTGATTGCAATCATGCCTTCCTTCTGTATGGCAGAAATCATCAAATCAGGGTCACTGCCGTACTGCATAAATAGTTCTGCTTCAGTGTCTTCTTCCGCTTTTAAGCGTACATGTTCTAGTATATGCTTTTGCAATGCAATAGCAGACATGGGTTGTGAGCTCAAGATTGGAGACAAGCCCATCATCAAATGGTTCGCTATGTGCGCATCATGTTGCTGACCCGCAAAGGCTTTAAGTTGCATCCCGTCCAATACATCAGCATTCTCGGTTGACGGGTCTTTAGGCATCTGGGAGCTTTGGGGACGTAATATTCCGTCAATGTCACGTACATTCAAAGCTGCATACACACGGTAATACGCCTCATACATGTTGTGCATTTGTGGCGCACTTTGCGCTAACTGCAACTGCGTCTGGGCAAGCGTAATACGTTGCGCGCCTGAGAAAATATTGGGATCCGCAACAGGCAACACTGCAACCATGTTGTTAAAGTCACGCTTCTTAATGGATCGTGAAGCGCCAGGCACGTCATACGGGTACTCATCAGGCAAGAATTCACCGAACCCACGAGCCAACATCTCAAATTCCATCTTCTGCGCATAGTGCATACGCTTATGGATAGCAGACATGACCATCGAACCACGCTCCAAGAGCGCAATCGTGGTGCCTACTGCTGCATTCTGATTCCCTTCCCCTACTTGCATATCCGCAGTGCTTGCTAAACGCTTGCCCGCTTCAACCGTAAACCCAAGCAACGTCATCAATGTCTGTGACGGCTCTTTGTAGGGCAGAGGCAAGAGTGAGTGACTAAGCTCCGCGCCACCCGCATCGATGTCTCGCCACTCACCAGGCTGGATTGGTTTATCATCGTCCGCGATCCGCGCGCCTTTGGCCTTGAAACCTGCGGGTAGATTCGATAAAGTACCTGCATCTAATAATTGTCTGAGCGCTGCGGTAGCCGTCTTTGACAAGCCACCAATCAAGTGTACAAAACCTAAGCCATACGCCCCCAAGCCTTGGACAAGGGTGTAGTGTACAAAATACTCTTTGCGTAAACGCTTCTCATCGTCCTCGACCCAATTGCGCCGAACACCTATAACCATGCCACTAGATTCTTCTACGGTCACAACAAAAGGCAACTTAATTCCTGTGTAATCGCCCTCCTCATCCATGTCCTCAAAACCTGGGATGTCCAAGTCCGCTTGAAACTCAAGCAAGAACACTTCTTCAGGAGAACCCGATTCCACAACACCCGTTTGCTTGTCAATCGAATAACGTATCTGACTTGCGTCCCCTGGCATACCAACAGGAGAGACATTCGTGTCTAAGTACTCACCCGCTACCACCCGTTTACGGAACTCATTAGCGTCCATCGCAATACGGTGCGTGATCCGCGGGCATTCGCTCATGACACTCGATCCCCAATAAGGGATGTACACATCATCAGGTAAACAAAGCTTACTTACCATGCGCCCTAATTGCTCATCATAGTAAATCTTCTTGAATGCCGAACCACCGTAACCTGCGTAGAACAACAGTTGGTCAAACTCAGGGGTGTACTCCTTCATGACAGAAGTAATCTGGTAGTTCATGAAGTCTTGTACACGAGAGGCTTGCTGTGCCTTTTCTAACGTTTCTTTGCCAACTACCTGTGTACGTACAGGACCGCCTGCAGGCAAGAGTTCTTTTAATGCTTGTGATTGGAACTGCACAATCGCTTCGGTAAGCATCGGGTGCACTGCACCTGCAGCGCCTCGGAAAGGCTTGGTGCGTTCTTCTATCTTTAACCCCAAGAGGTCAAGACCTTTTGAGTACATTTGCTCCCAATCAGAGCGCCCCGACTTATCCGCCTCGAACAAAGACATCAGTTCAATCGATATATGGGATAAATCGCTTTCGTCGATAATCAGGGCGAGGTTATCATAAAAGCCTACTTCCTCGTCATCACCTATCTCAACAATAGCACTGCCATCTTCCTCTAAGTAGATTTCAATGTCAGGCATTTCCTCCTGTTCAATTTCAACAGTTAAGGGAGCGGGGTTGACGCTTTTATCAATGGGCATTTAAGTACCTTGTTCTTTATTTAAAACGTTAATTAGTTTGTGCCATACCAGCTACTGCCGCCTGAACCCGTGATATCTATACCGTTACTAAAGGTTCGCCTATCTCGTTGAGCAATTCTTTCTTGCTCTGTCGCAAGAGCTGCCGCAACAGCGTCCGAAATTCTTTTGTCTTCGGCTTTCGCTTTCGCATCCGCGTCGGCTTTCGCTTTTGCATCTGCGTCGGCTTTCGCTATCTTGCCTGCCTCGGCAATACGGTTGGCCTCGGCAATACGGTTGGCCTCGGCAATACGGTTGGCCTCGGCTACCCTGCCCGCCTCCGCAATCCGCTCTTGTTCAGCCGCTTGTGCGTTTTCTTCAGCAACCCGAATAGCTTCAATCCGCTGGTTTTCTTGTGCAACCAGTCTCGCTTCTTCCGCTGCCCTTTCGGCATCTATTCTGCCTTGGTCAACAACAGGCTGTGGAGCATATATTGGGGCGGGCGCTTGAGGAACAGGGGCGGATGGGGGAGTGTAAACTGGTGCGGGCGGAGGTGGTGCGACAGGCGTAGGTGGTGCGACAGGTGCAACGGGGGCAATAAACGGATTAGTCTCAGGGGCAGTATCCGCAAGAGCAATCGCATCTGCAAATACATTTTCAGTAGGAACATTTGGAGTACCAAAGTCAGGAGTAGGCGCTGGCGTTGTAAAAGGCAACGGCGCTTCAAATTGTATAGGGGCTTGTCTTTCAGGTTGGATAAGCTGTCCCCCAGATACGCGGGGCGCGGTCCAATTGAACACATCCTCTGGCATCCCGCCGTAAGCTGGGTACTGGTATGTGGTAGGGGCTGAGGCAGGCATTCCTGCAAAAGTAGATTGGTCCATGCCCCCGTATAACGGGGCTTGATAAGTAGAGGAAGGCACACTGCCTTCCAAAGTCTGGTTCATCCAGTCTTGCCAATCAACTGGACCACCCGCTGCATATTGCGCAGGGTTTACAGTGTTAAATTGACGCATCTGTGCCGCAGCGCTTGTGGGAGTGCCCATTAACTGCTGTTGCAAAAGTTCTTCTTGTGTCATCGTGAAATGTCCTTATCGCACCTGTGCATCCTGATATGCCTCGCCTGATTGTATCCCTTAATAGTACTCTGGTACAACTTCTTTTTCATTGGTGTCACCCCATTGCTCGTCGGTGGACAAAGTAATGAAGTTGCCCGACCTAAACCGCATGAGCGCCTGTATGGTGCTATCCACCTGGTCATCATGGTCGCCATTGGGGAACGCAGCGCATTCCTCAATCAGATCCTCCGCCCAGTCTGTGTCGGGCGCCCAAACCATTCCAGATTCCAAAATAGGTGCCACCGCATTCGCACGGGAAACCTTGTCTTGCCCCGCGCGCCTACCCCCTGGGGCGTACATCGTCACAGGAATCCCCACTCGCCTAAGCTCTTGTTGCAAAGTCGTGCCCGTAGCCTTGGCTTCAATCAACACATTATCGGGTTGCCAATACCTGTACTCGTCCATCGCCACGCGCTTGAGCTCAGGAAAATCCCAGCGCCCCTTTTTCACCCCCATCAAAATCACGTTCGGCCCGTCGTCCGCTGTCGGGTGAAACACACCCCATGTCGTAATAACAGAGAAGTCCGCCGTCTCCTTTTTGGAGTACGCCGTGTCATAGCTTTGAATAATGTAGTCCACTGGGGGCGGATGCTGGTCGGGCCACGCGCGCCACCACTCACGTTTCAAGATCGCACCCTCTTCCGCCGTGGGTTGCTGCTGCCACTGCGCTTGCCACTTACGCAAACCAATGGACATCTTGACCTTCTCTAACTCTTCAAGCTTCCAGTACTCGGGCCACAAAGGATTGCCACTTGGCAAGATGGCAGGAAACTCCAACACCTCCCACTGATCCGTCTTTAACTGACCTTGTTGCCTGAGCAAGCGCCCCGACAAATCGTCCGTCTTCCAACGGGTGTTGATCACAATAATCGCACCACCTGGTTGCAAGCGCTGACGAGGTCCAGAGGTGTACCACGACCACGTGTTCTCCATCGCCGTGTTGGACACCGCATCTTGCTCATCCAAAATGTCATCAAGAATAACCACGTCCCCGCCACGACCCGTCATCGCACCGCCCTTGCCAATGAAGAACGCTTCGCCACCCGCGCTTGTATCCCAACGACCCGCTGCTTTACTGTCCGCTGACAACGCCATCTCGGGGAACAGATCCCGATAGTTATCCTCAGACACAAGATTTCTAATCATGCGCCCAAAGCGCTGTGCGAGCTCCGCGGTGTGCGACCCAACAATCAACTTACTCGTTGGACGTTTGCCCATTAAATAAGCGGGGAACAAGAAACTTCCCATCTGCGAGTTGTGGGTAGGAATCAATGTAGTCCCAACCAAATACAGCCCATCTTGTGCATCCACTTGAATGCACTTGCCCATCTCCCCGTTTGGCAAAAACTCCACTTGTGTGATCGCT